GCGTTGGCTAGGAGCTGCATGCCGTTGAAGAACGTGGAAAACACTGGCTCGAATCCCGACGCCCACGGCGCGGCGCGGGTGATGACATACCCCTCCGAGGCCATCGCTACGGTGGCGGCCGCTGTCAGAATGAGCTGCTGATTGCTGGCAGGTGCGCCGCTGACCGTGCCGACGTAGGTGAAGTCACTCTCGCGGAACACCAGATCGCCGTTGGCAACTCCCTGGTCCAGGAACTTCGTGCCGCCGCCGTTTACTGCCACATTCGTGGTGGACGTGGTGATGGAACCAGCGGCCACGTTGATACCGCCGTTAACGAACGGCCGACGCAGCGACACGAACTTGTCCGTGTTGCGCGCGCCGAACGTTGTGCTGAGCAGGTTCTGCTCCAGCGTCAGGCTCAGGTTACTCTGAATCGAGGCCACGATGCCTAGCAGGCGACCCGTGGAGTCCACGAGGAACATGCCCGGCTCGATGCTGGACTGGAAGGTCGTGTTCACTCCGGTAATGGTCTTGGAGGACTGCGTGCCCGCCAGTGTCACCGCTCCGCCCATGGCGTAGTCTACCTTGGCCGCGCCCTTCCAGTGGAACATGGCGCGGTGGTTCGCCTTGCCCTGGTCGGCGCCGTAGTTCATGCCGACGCCTACGAGTGCCCCGCCGTCGAGTGCTAGCGAGGACGAGAAGAACGGGTCCGACTCAGCGTTCTGCACCGTCAGTCCCAGCGAGATCGGTCCCGCCAGGAGCTGACCGATCAGGTTCAGAGCCGAGCGTCGATCATCTAAGTAGCCGAACGGATCGCCGAGCTTCTGCTCCGTGATGTCGAATGGGTCCATCAGCTCGAAGAACGCGCGCGAGTGGAATGCCTGCGTGGCCGGGGTCGTGCTGCGGCCGTAGATGCGCGCCTCCATCGCGGCCGTGTTCTTGTTGATCGTGATGAGCAGCAGGCGGAACGAGTCCGTGCCGTTCGGGTCGGCCAGGCTCGTCATACCCACGATGCGTGAGGTTGTCGGCAGCGACGGGAAGTCAGGGTTCGTGCCCGTGTTCAGCCCGTCGATGGGACCCCGCTGACGCACGACGCCTGGAATGTCCAGAAGCACGTCCTGCACGTAGCGGCCCATGCCGTTGGGGATCTCGTTCGGCGCGGCGTCTAGGTTCGACCCGAGCTGCACGCCGGGATCAGGCGCGAGGGTGAGGGGATTGGAGCCGCTCACAGGCGGTGGTCCGAATGGGACGGTGCTCATGTGCAGCTCCTTTCCGTTAGTACGCGCGAATGATCTTGTTCAGAACGATGTACGGCTGCAGGTTGTTGTGCGATAGACCGCCGCCCGCCGACGGAATGCTCAGGGCTGGCACGGAGTGTGTATGTCCAGCACTTCGGCCGCCGGTAGACGCGCCGATGAGCACGTTGAACGCGCCGCCGCTGTTGGTCAGTCCGGCCAGGAACGAGCCGCCCGAGCCGTAGAAGTTGCCGCCACCTGGCGCGCCGTGGGTGTGGTCGTTCGACTCGCCGCCGGTCGTGCCTCCGCCGGTCGCGCCGCCGTGGTTGTGCGACGGGATCTGCGTGGTGTCCAGCGTGTGCGTCTCGAAGCCGCCCGTGGCGCCCATCGTGACGAACGTGCCGCTGGAGTGCTTGCCCACGGCAACGCGCTGTCGGCAGTCGGGCAGTGTCATCGTGGTGCTGCCGTCACCCACGCCGAGGGCGCTTCCGCCCGCGAGCATTACGTCTCGCAGGTTGGGATAGGTCGCCCGCGAGACGGTCGCACCGTCGCAGATGAGCCAGCCCGAGGGCGCGCTAGCGCCCGCGTAGTCCAGGATGGCACCGGCGGGGAAGACATCGCCCGGCTGCGAGGCCGGGATCGGCTTCTCGAACGCAACGCCGTCCGTGCCTCGCTCCAGGATGTTGGGGGTGTTAGCCATCGCCCCTCCTTACGAGATTTCGAGGCCGAAGACCGTCATCGTGACGGACGCCGCCGCCGAAGCGACAGCCTGAATCGTGTTCGTAGCCGCCAGCGTCATGACAGCGTTCAGCTCCACCCGCGTGTTGGCGGGCACGCTGTACGTGTCGAGGATCTTGTTCGATGCGGCCGCGCCGTTGACGAACAGGCTGACCGTGATCGCGCCGCCCGTCGTGTTGACGAGGACGATGGATCGGATGATCGCCTGCGTCGCGCCCGGTACCGTGTACTGGGCTGCAGCGGCGTTAGGGAGCTGAGACTGGCTCAGCACCTTGTACGTGTCGGTCACTACGCCTCCTTAGCTGTAGTCCCAGTTGTCGGGATCGTTGACGTGGATGAAGTCCGTGCGGTCGCTCTGCTGCTGCATGACATCGCCAATCATGAACGCGAGCGCCTTCTCGTACAGCCGCTCGTAGGCGTTGCCCATGTCCACGTCGTCCTGCATGACCGCCAGCTTGGAGAGCGTCCCCACCACGAGCACGCTGCGGTGGAACCGCTTCGGGACAGCGATGTCCGCCTCCACCGACAGCTCGGTCAGCTCGGCCGGGGTCTGGAGGTACTTGACTGTCACCGTCTCCGAGGCCGAGGGCCTGGGATAGACCGTGAGCTGGTCACCCTCGAAGAAGTAGAGGAGCGGCGACTGCTGCCGCGTCAGCTGCGAGGCGAACTCGTCGTAGAAGTCGTCAGCCCGCCACGGCTCCAGCTTCACGCCGTCAGCGGTGCGGTATACCTGCATGACCTGGTTGATGTCGGCCGGGTCGTTGGTCGGTACGCCGCTGCTTCCGCCGAAGGTGAGTGCCATGGTCTTGACGAGGAACGGCCAGGTCTCGCGGCCGCAGGCGTCCCAGTAGGTCTCGTTGAGCGCCTCCAGCTTGCGGTCGTCGGTCATTTCGTCATCCGACTCGAAGCCGTAGCTGACGAAAATGTCCATCATCGTTGCTACGTCCATTAGCCACTGCTCCTTACCCGGCCCTTGCCGAACTTGCCGCCCATGTGGACGGACGGGAACGGGTTGGTGCCCTCCGAGTTCATGTGAGAGATGATGGACTCGGCCACGGCCGTCTGTGCGTCATCGGCTGCGTCCGCGTACACCTTCTCCTCCTTGCGCTGTGCTGCCTCGATCTCGGCCACGATCTCGCGGCCGCGACGGCGCACGTCGCCCTTGTAGAGGATCTCGTGGATCTTCTCACGGGACGGCAGCTCGTGCCCCAGCCCCATCACGGGGAAGGGCGAGCCGTCTGACCGCTGTAGGAACACGGCCCACTGACCCGTCTCGCGGATCTGCCCGAGGCTGAGGTCGGGGTCGTAGTCCTCGACTGCCTGCGCGGCGTGCATCTCATCGAACCGAAGCTCGCCATGGCCGGGGAGCCAGATCGACTCCGATGGGTGCGCAATGTCCATGCTCCTCCTTTCAGTTTCCGAAAAGTGAAAGCTGGGTTGGTTCGGGCCGGAAGCCCAGGCCCAACCCAGCAAAGCCTTGCGGAGCTTACGCTCCGATTGAGTCACCCGACAGCGTTAGGAGAGCCGACGAGTTGCGCCTGTCCGTACCCATGTTGGCGTAGCGGAACAGGATCGCCTCGTAGGCGTCCTTGTTAGCCACCTGCCGGATGGTCAGGCCATCCTTCTGCAGGAAATCCCAATCAGCTGGGGAGAACAGCTTGATGTGGTTCTTGTCGAGGATGAACACCTTGCCGAAAGGTGCGTGTCGGTCGGATGCGAGGGTGGTCGGGCCACCGCCCGTGTCGAACGACAGCGTGCTGAAGCCTCCGTTCAGCTGCTTGGTGTTGACGAACCGAATCAGTGGCGCGGAGCCACCGGCGAAGTCCGCCGTGCCGAACAGCAGTCGGATTGCACCAGGCGTCGTGACCGCGATCACGTCGTTGGCCGCTCCGAAGGAGTTGCAGATGTTGTACAGCTGCATCAGCCGCGACAGCGAGATGGCCGTACCGGCCGTGTCCCGCTGGTTGTCCCAGTACTCGTTACCCGCCGAGGCTGCGTTGATACCGCCGACCGAGTTGGCCGACGTTGCGAGAATCGTCTGCAGTCCCGTGTCCATCTCCTTCACCACTGGACCGGCGACCACGTTACCCGAGCGGAACACGAAGTTCGCGCCGGTCACCGTGATCGACTTGCCGATGGTGATGGACGGGGTTGCCAGCGAGTACGCGCTGATCGTGCTGTTCGCACCCGCGTCGGCACCGAGCGAGTCCACGAGCGAGACGGGGTTAGCCGCCGTGCCCACGTCCACGACCATGCCGATGTGGAGGAACCCCTTACGGAGCTGCTCCGAGGATGCGAGGGTCACCGTGGTCGAGGGACCAGACGTACCGCACTGAGCTACCTGGCCGGTTCCGTCGCCGTAGACCTGTCGTGCGAAGTCCACCGCGATGTCGTCCTTGATGTAGTCCAGCTCGGCCTTCATGGCGCGCAGGAACGAGCCTGCGTCCGAGGCCGACTTGGCGATTGCCTGGCCGCTGACGTTCACGCGACCGTAGAGGTACTTGAGGTTGTACGTGGCCTGCGCGAAGACCTGGTTACCTGCGTTGGGCAGGTTGTCCAGCTCGGCGCGTGCACCGACGCCCGACGAGCGCGACGTGTGCAGAGGCAGTACAGCCTGGAGACCTTCCAGATTCTCGGTCTCTACCTGGAGGATCTGCATTGCGAGGATCTTGCTGTTGAGCTGCTCGCGCACAGGTCCTAGGTAGAAGTTCTTGAGAATGTTGGAGATCGTGGAGAGTGTTGCTCCCACTTCCAGTGCTCCTTGCTTTAGGGGTTGACGTTGACCGTCACGGACTTAGCCCGTGAACTCCGCGAGGTCGTTGGCCGAGATGTACGCCTCGGCGGCGCGCTGGGCGTCGTCAAGGGTGTGTACAGCTACTGGCTCGTCCTCGGTCACGACAGCGCCGCCCTTCGTGGGCGTGACTGCGTGCGGTACCGGCTTCGCGGCGATGTAGGACTCGATGATTCGGTTCCTATCCGCCTCGAACAGCTCGGCCGCCTTCAGCACGTTCCCATCGAACGCAACCGCGCGGTCGTAGATGGCCTGCCAGTCGTCGTCCGAGTAGTCGGGGTGCTCCTCGCGGACCACCTGGACCATCCGGTCGATTTCCTGTGCCTGTCCCATCAGTAGTCGCTCCTCCTCCAGAGCCTGCCGCTCCTCAGCCTGCTGCTTCTCGAACGAGTCGATCCGCGACTGAATAGCGGTGAGCTGCTGCGCGAGCGGGGCGAGTTCCGGCTCGGACTCTGCGAGTGCCGCCAGTTCTGGCGACAGCTGCGGAGCCACCGGCTCAGCGGCCTCCGGGTCTACTGGTGCCTCTACGAGGCCCAGCTCCTGGACGACGCTTCCCAGCTCGTCGTAGAAGTTCTTCAGGTAGTCGGGGTCCTGAAGCGACCGGTAAAACTCTGCTGCCGTCTTCAGCTCCTCCTCGGAGCCGAGTGCCTCCATGGCCTTGCGCTGGTCAGCCAGCTCCTGAGTCTTACGGGTGTAAGATCCCTGGAGCTGCTTCCAGCCCGGCTGGAGTTCGTCGGGCAGCAGATCGGGGTTGAAGTCCGATCCTGTGAAGGAGTCCGCCTCCACGTCCGGCGACGTGAATGGCTCGGTTGCTCCCCCGAGGTCGGTGTCCTCCCCTGGAGTAGGCACCGCCGCCTGCTCTGCTTCTGCTGGAGTCGCGTGGTGGCCCAGTTCGGGGCTTGCGGCAGCGGTCTCCGCCGCCTCCTGCGCTCCAGCGTCCGCGAGTGCGTTCGCTGCCTGGTCGAAGGTCATCCCTTCGCTGTGAAGCTCGGACACTATGGTCCTCCTTGGTTAGGCGAGTCCCGTAGGCTGCTCGCTAGTGGGCGGCGGGTAGAGCCTTCTGCTCCACCAGCTCCGCCTCCACGATTACCTCGTCGCGCTCGTTGGCCGCTGCGATGGCCCCCGCCTGGAGGCCCTCTAGCGCGGCAACGATTTCGTCGCGGCTTGGTAGCGTGATCTTGTGTTCCGTCACCCTGTCGGCTAGACCCTTCGCCCGTGCGATCTTGTCATCGAGGATGCCGAGGACGGTAGCGACCTGAGCCACTGTTCCTTCCCCGTTCAGAATCTTGGCCTCTAGCTTCTTGAGCGCGAGGTTTCGAACCCGTTCCGCATCCTCGATAAAGTCACCGGTGGCGACGATTAGGTCCTCCGCTGCAGGGAGGTTCTTGTTTGCATCCCACTCGTCTCGCCAGCGGCGGAGAGTGGAGATCGGAAGGCCAAGTTCGCGCGCGGTGCGCTTGACGTTGCCGTCGTTTACCTCAAGAGCCGCGAATGCTGCGGCCTTGGCCTGATCCGTGTACTGCTGTCGGCCAGCCATGCTACTTCCCCGACGACTGCTTTGACTGTGCCGCTGCCACCAGACGCGCACGGTGCTGTTCAGCGTTGTGCGCCATCCTCTGCGCGTGCGCCTCCTCGGCGTGTCGCTGCGACTGTGAGGCCGCCGCGTCCGAGTGCTCGCTTGCGCTGTGGGCTAGTGCTGCCTTGTGAGCGGTTTCCATCGCCGCCAGATCAGCCTTCTGCTGGTTGAGCTGCATCTGCTGCATCTGTTCAGCCTGCGTGAACGGGTCGTTTCCGGCCTCGTCCGCGTCGGGCTTGTCCATGGAGTCCGTTACCCAGGTCTCCAGCGGCTGCTCCGCCATCTGCTCAGGCGTGGCGTCGAGGACGCCGCCCTTGTTGAGGATCTCAGCGGCCACCGTAGGTCCGACCGTGCCCTTGAGCTGCAGCGTGGTCTGGATTGCCTTCGGCTCTGGCCTCTGCGGGATGCTCATAAGCGTCTGGAGCGTTGCGTTGTAGTGGTCGATGAAGCCCCGCTGTACGTCAGGCTGGAGCTTGCTGTACTCGACCGACTTCATGTACGACCCGTGGGTGTCGAGATGCGCCGCGAAGTCCTCGAAAGGCTGAGGCTGTACGGCCGCCTGCTCCAGCATCTGCTGAGCAAACTGCATCTTGACCTCTGGTGGGTCGGGAATACCGTCACCATCTGGATCTGCGTTCGGGTCAGCCATCATCTGCTGGACCTGCTGCATTGCGTCCTGCAGCGCCAGCTCGTTGAGGGGCTGTCCCTGCATCAGCTTCTCGTGCTCGCGTAGAGCCATGTCCTCGTCTGCCTCGACCTTGGACACGAGGCCCTTCACGTCCGCCACGTCGAGCATCTTGAGCGCCTGCTTCGGGTCGATGAGCTGGTTCTGCATCATCCACTCGATGCGCGCCTGCTTGCCCGCCCGCGTGCGCGGGAGGCCGGAGCCAGGCTCGGCGCGGAAGGAGTACCCTCCGCTGATGTCGCTGTTCTTGAACTTGCGTACCTGCACCGAACCGCCGCTGCCGATGATCTTCAGCAGGCGCGGCTCGACGTAATACTCCTGTGCGTACGAGGCCATGATGTGGCCCGCGCGCACCAGGGCACCCTCCATGCGCTGGATGATCGGGGCAACCTGGTCTACCGCCGCCTCCTGGAGGAGGTCGATGGCGACCCCGGCCTCGACGTTCGGCGGCACGTCGCCACGCGATACCGAGGCTAGGTTGAACAGTCGATCCAGGCGATTCTGGATGTCCTTGAGATGCTCGAACACGTACGGCGGCAGCGAGGGCATCTCGCGCCACTCAGGCT